AAAATAATATGGCAAGGTCTCAATGGTGCAAATTACATAGAGTAGCATTCCATGATAAGTGCGATGTATGTTTCCCACCTCCGCCTGTTATTATAGGAGATGCTGTTATAAGAGCAGATGTATTTACTTCTCGTATTCCAGACTATTCAAATCTTCCGTCTATTGAGTCCGTTATGCTGATACCTAAGATTGAATGGGGAGAAAAACAATGGCTTACTTGGAGGGTCTGGAATGCTTCTAAAAATAAACAATAATAATATGAAGAACATGGATAAGGTACTGAAAAGCATAGTTGAGAGTTGTAAACTCTTCGGAATTATTCTTGATAAACCACATTGGAAAGTTGAGAAAAGACCAGCAGGTAAAATGGCAGAATTTTATTTTACATATAAGGGTTCATTGTATGGCGGCGGTGCTTATTATAAAGACATATCAGATGCTCTTAAAAGAGAAGAAATTGTTTTAAGAATTGTTTCGTCAATGAGAACTATATCAAAATGATAACAAATGAAATACTTTCAGAAGCACTTAAGAAGCTTTCTGAAATGAGTCCGTACGCACGGGTTCAGACAATAAAGCAATCTGAATATGGAGAAGAACTCTTCATGGGGTATTATTTTTCTGAATATATAAAATATCCATTTGCTCCATTCCATTTTGATATGTTTCAGGATTGGAGGGATTTACGCTCTGGGAAAATTCGTGAATTAGCTTGGATTGTTTTTCGAGAAGCCGCAAAGTCGTCAATAGCAAAAGTTCTTATGACGAAAATGGTTTGCTTAGATGAGCGAGCATATCTGAATGTTGACTCATTTGACAAAACAAACGCAGAAAACTTTCTCTTTGACGTTGCTCAAAATCTTTTGACAAATCATAGAATTATTTCTGATTTTGGAGTCCTCTATGATAGGAAACGCTCGACAGAAGAATTGACTCGAACTCGTATGGACAATTTTCTCACAAAAAATAATGTTCTTGTAGAAGCTCACTCTGTTGCTGAATCTGTTCGTGGTCGTATCTTCGGACACGAGCGTCCTTCTTGGTTAATTCTTGATGATTTTGAGACAAATAAGACGAAAGATTCGCTCGCATATACATCGGCGACAAGAGGACATATTGAAGAATTTGCAACAGGTCTTGATTCGAATGCAGGTATTCTCTATCTCGGAAACTATATTACGAAGACTGGTGTCGTTCAGTGGCTTATGGATAGGGCACTGGAAGACCCACGAGTACGCGTGCGTATGGTTCCTGTTATTGAAAATGATGTACCAACATGGCCAGCAAAATATGCCCTGACAACAGAAGAAGCAATATCAACAGGGAAGGTTTCTTTGGAAGATAAGCGGAAACAATTCGGAACAGTCGTCTTCGAAACAGAGATGATGAATAATCCTATCGGTTCAGAATATCAGGTATTCAAAAGTGAGATGTTCCATAGAATCTCGCTCGATGAAGTTCTTAAGAAGAATTGTCGAGTGTTTATGTCTATTGATACCGCTATTTCGCAGACAAAGAATGGAGATTATACTGGTATTGCAATCAACTTTGTTGATATGGAAGGTAAGTGGAATATTATGGCAATAAATCGTAGGATGACACCGAAAGAATTGATTGATTTTATCTTTGAATACTGGGAAAAATATAAGATAGAAGCTATAGGAATTGAAAAAACAACCTTTCAAATGGCACTGAAAGAATTTTTTGATGAAGAAATGAGGAAGAGAAATAAGTTCCCAAATATCGTAGATTTGCTTCACGGAGGAAAGAAAAAAGAAGAGCGCATTCGTGGTTCTTTACTTGGTCGCTATGAATCAAATTCAATCAATCATATTGAAGGATATTGTGCGGAATTGGAACAACAATTACTTGCATTCCCAAATAGCAAAAACGATGACATCGCGGATGGATTATCCTATCAGGACCAAATTGCACAATCACCATTTCAAAAAGTAGAGATGAAAGTTAAGGCTTATAAACCGCAATCTTGTGCATAGTTGACATAGTTCGTATTTGTTTTATAATGAAGAAAAATACAAATACCTCTGTGAATATATCTTGCCGACAATTCGTAGATGAACATGGTAATGGAAGAGTGCAGGTTTCTTCTGATATTTCGTATAACACGAAAGATGTTATTAACGAATCTTATCGACTCTACAATGGAAAGCACAAGACAGAGAAAGATTCGGACGGATTACAAATGATAATGGTCAATATAGCGTGGATTGTATATCGCACGCTTTTTTATGGTTCTGATGTTGATACAAAGGATGCTCAGCTTCGAAGTTTGAATGGTCGTGGTACATCAATCTTGCAAATGCTTCGAATGGCGATGATTTCTCATTTGAATCGAACGGGATTTGGAGATTTTATTGATGATGTTCGCTCAGATTTAGCTGCTTTTGGCTCTGTTCTTATAAAAATTGTTGATGGTGTACCAAAAACAGTTGATTTAAGAAATGCTGTTATTCCTGCTCATTCAAGTGATATTCAAAAAACAGGACTTGTAGAACACCAATACTGGACATACGATGATTGTTTGAACCATAAAAAAGACTGGAGTAAAAAAAATTGGAAAATCGTTCAAGAAATTTTTGAAAAAAATTCTATTACTGGAATCTATCAAGTGAAGATGGATGAATTCTGGACATATCAGGAATTTGAAGGAAAAATGCACAAGGTTTGTGAGCGGTCTATTGATATGACGAATATCGACCCAAAGATATTTGATGATAGTTCTCTTTGGTCTCCTTCGATTGTTTTGGAAACATTTAAGACTCCACACAAGAAACGAAGAGCAACAGCATATCTTCGAAAGAAATATGGAACATACGAAGAACTTTTCCCATACATTTACTTTCCTTTTATTAAGATTAAAGGTCGCGGTCTTGGAGTCGGTGTCTTCGAAATTCTTGCTGGCTTGAATATACTGTATAATGAACGGTGGTATTACTCTCGGAAGAAGGATATTCTCGATTTGACTTCCATTATTGTTCACAAAGTAAAGGACGGAAATCGTTCATTAGAGCAACAAAATCTCGCTAATCTTACCTCTGGAGCAGTTGTTCAAATTGGTATTGATGAAGACCTGCAAAGGCTTATTATAGACACAAAAACAGGAGAGCTCATTGCTTCAACTGATAAACTTTTTGAAATCGCTCGTCAAATTGTTGGCATTACCGCACAGGGAGCTGGGCAGGATATGCCAGCAACAACGACCGCAACGGTTGCAATAGCCAACAAGCAGACTGCACAAAATACATACGACTTCCTCATTGAGCGAGTCTCAATATGCCTGAAAAATCTTTTTCAGGACTTTTATCTTGAACAGATAGTCTCAGAGCTCACTGAGGAAGAAGTTGTATCTATCACTGGTTCAACTCGTGAACTGGAAGAAATGGATAAGTGGCTCGTTGAAAATGCAGTCAATCAGGCAGTTGTAAATGAATATGATAAAACTGGAGTATACCCAACTCAGGAAGAAGTGGATTTTATCAAGCAATCAGCATACAATGGACTAAAATCTCTCGGAAAAAATCGTTTTCCACAAATTAAAAAAGATGTTTTGAAAGATATTGATTATTATGTCGAGTTCTATATTAACAATGAAGGATTTGATAAGGCAGTCAAGATTCAGAATCTTATGCAAATTTTACAGATGGATACGAACCTTTCTCGTGAACAGATTGAAGCTGTTATTATTGATTTAATGGGAGAAAATTCGAAACAATTTGAAAAGACTGAAGAGGAAAAGAAGCGTGATGCAGCTACAGCTCAGGCAGAGCAGGACGCTGCCGCACAAAACGGGAAACCAGTGAATCCGCTTCCTCAAGACCAACAGTTCCAATATGCTAATGCTCCAATACGGCGATGAAAATAATTGAAAAAGATGAATTTCTGAAGAAAGAAGAGGACGATAAGAATTCTTATCTCTTAAAATTACAATTTGATAGAAAATTTCAGAAATATTATGTTAGAGGAATCGTTCTTCCTGTATTGAAAAATCTTCGTGATTTGAAATGGATTTATTCGAATGAACAAGAACTCTTAAAAGCAAGCGATGAAGAAATCGCAGACATAATTAGGAACAATCGTGTCAATTATTCAGCACTTGTAAAATTGCTCACACCAATAATTGATGAGGAAATAAAGGAAGAATTGTAGTTATTTGACAATATTGTTATTCATTTTATAATATAGATAGTTGATTTTATAATTCTTTTCTTGTGAGGGAAATAACCCTCGTAGAAAGATAGTAAAATTAAATAAATATGGAAACCCCAAACCAAAATGAGGAACCTACTGGTAACCCTGATGAAGGAGGAGAGTCCGAAGAGCAGAAGGAGTTCAATAAGTTATTTGAGGGAGTTAACCTCGATGACGAAAATGCTGATGTTGAAGAACTTAAAAAGAAAGTTGAAAACATCCAGAAAGGAGCCGCAAAGTTCTTTTCCGAAAAAGGCATGAAGAAAGGAGTACCAAAGGAAGAAGCGTCTAAACCAGTTGCAAAGCAGGAAAATGCCTCAGACCTCGAAGTAATTTTCTTTGAAAGTAAGCCAGAAGCAAGTCTTGTTGAAGATGATTTGAAAGCCGTCGCAAAAGCTAAGGGGATTTCTCTTATCCAAGCATGGAAACAAGAATCGTGGATTCAGACTAAAGCCAAGGCACTCCAAGAAGAGAAGTCAGAAAATGATGGAAACAGCAAAAAGGTTGGTGAGCCATCAGGTTCTATCCCTGCAGAAAAAGATTCTGAACAGAAAGCAATTGAACGAGCGTTCACTTCAAATCTTCCGTCAGGATTTTCGGCAGAGAAACCAAAGATGTAATTGATAAAATAATATAAAAATATGGCTGCTAAATATAAGGTTCGTGATAGCGAAATGCTTCGGACGATTATCGCTCCGATTGCTACTGATACCGTAATTGAAGCTGGTGATTTAGTAACAGTTTCTTCAGGTCTCATTATCAAAGCAGTAGCAGCGTCTACTACGCTCGCATTTTCTCCAAAAGCTCATGTTGCAAACTCTGGTACTGAAATCGAAGTGACTGTCGGTAATGACTTTACGCTCACTGGGACTATGGATGTGAACTTTGCTGCTGCATACCGTGGAGTAGAGTATGACATCAATGATACAACACAAACTATCGACCAAGGAGCATCTGTAACAAAGGTTCTCAAAGTGAGTATTGGAGCTGATGCTGGAACAGTTGGTACTGCTACTGGTGTTAATGTCAGAATCAACAAACCGTGCTTCTAATCTAAAAAATAAAAACGTAACAATATGAATTCACAAGACGTCGCAGTTGGTGCCGTGAAAGGTATCAGCGAAGTATTCAAAAATAGTGCGACAAATAAAATTCTTGAATACAAAAATATTCCTATCTTTTCGATGAAGACTACTTCAGAACTCTCTGAAATCTTCACATCGACAGAAGGAATGAGTGGTGTAAAAAAGCTTGCAGAATCTGAAACTCCTCCATCACTTTCTATCGGACAGGGTGCTTCAGTGACGCTTGTTGCTGACACTTACGGTGGAGCTATTGAAGTAACTCGCAAGATGTTGCTTGAGGCAAAGGACAATACGCTCAAAATTCGTGAAATCGTCAATGACCTTTCTTCAGACCTTCTTTTGGCTAACAACGCCAACTTCCTTTCCGTTATTTATGGAATGTTGAATGATGGTTTTACAGGGGCTACTTATCTTACTCCTGAAGCTACTCCAGTATCTCTCTTCCATGCTACGCATACTTGGGGTTCAGGAAGGACTTTTAGTAACACTGGAACTGCAGCTCTTTCTCAAGCAGCTTGGGACGCAGTTGTAAAGCAAGGTGGTGCATTTGTTGATGCAACAGGAAAGTATATGCCACAGACCTATGACACTATTCTCGTGAAACTCGGTTCTTCGGCTGCTACAATGGCAAAGAAACTGTTTGCTGAGAAAATTTCTCCAACAACTGTTAGTGATGTAAACATCTATGCTGGTTCAGTCCGTGTTATTGAAACTCCTGGTATCGAATCTGACACCGCTTGGTTCCCAATGAACACAAAGTTCAAGTCTCCTCTCTATGTTGGTATCACAAATATGCCTTACCTTGATGAACCAATCAAAGAAAAGAACGGTTCTGTTTGGACAAACTGTTTTGGTGACTTTAAGACTGGTATCAAAAATATGCCTTTCAATATTTACGGAAGCACAGGAACCGTATAAGATTACTGAAAGCAGTAGAATAATAAAAAGATAAACAAAAATACAACTTAAAGCAGAGAGATGGGAGAAATCCCTCTCGATGGACTCGCTTGGAGTCTCGTCAGCGTCCGATTCGCTGAGAGTCCACATTTAATAAAAAAACAATATGTCACAACTTTGGAAAGTAGGAGCTAGTTGGTTGAATATCGAACAAATTCGTGCATTGGAAAAAGAAGAAGAAGAAAAATCTCCAGTAGAGGAAGAAGATGTTATTCAAGAAGTAATTAAAGAAGAAGAAGAAGTTACTCCTGTGGTTACTTCAGTAGAAGATATTATTCCTGCTGTTAAAAGTGATGTTTTTGTAGAATCAGAACTTGCTGAAATGACTGTTCTTGAGCTTCGTGAAATAGCAAAACAAAATAGTGTCAGAATTATCGGTCAACCAAGCAAGTTGGCTATTATAAATATTCTAATGAACAAAAAATAATGGAAGCATCAACATCAAAATCAATATTAAGTTCGGTAGTCGCAACAACCACTTCTGAAGCTATCGAAGTTGGAAACGCAGAAAAAATTACTCTTACTTTTACTGCTTCTGCTATCTCTACTGGTAATGGAGTATTTACCGTAACAGGTTCTATCGATGGCACAAATTATGTTGCTCTCAATACTCTCATTGATAATGTAACGAACACAAACGCACAAAATCTTACAAGGGTTTCTTCCTGTACACTTTCTTCAAATATTTCAAAAATATATGCTATTGATTTAGAGAAATTTGGGTATAAATTTATCAAAGTAACCGCAACAAGAACTACTGATGGTGCATACTCTTGTTCGTGTCTTTTGGAATACTAATAAATGAACACAGCATCAATTTACACACTTACAAGAGACATACTTGGAACAAACGTAACTGTTCTTCCTGATTCAAAGTTACTTGAATGGCTCAATATCTCACTTGGTCATCGGACTCTCGATATTCTCAAATATGAAGTCGATAGAAATGCTTCGATGGAGATGTCGAAGACTGATTTAGTTGATACGACATCGCTTGTTGAAGGAGATAACGGATACGATGGAGAATATTCGTTTCCTTCTGATTTACTTCGTCCTATTCGGATGGAGATTTCTTTTGATGGAACGACATTTGTTCCAGCAAAAATATATGATTTGAACGAAATTGAAGAAAGCGAAATTTCTGGATTGAATGATATTTATTCTCAAGAAGAACCGTATGTACGATTTGAAAGGGACTCATATTTTATTCGACCACTCCATACTACTACTACCGTTACTTCTGGAATAAGAATATGGTACGAAAAGAGACAGACAGCACTTACTGATGGTGGAACACCTACTTTTGAACAAAATTTACACGATATTCTAGCATTTGACCTCGCAGAGATGGAACTTATGAGAAATGCTCGATTGTATCCTTCGGAAACTGCTGCAAGAATTAGAAATGAACGAACTCGGAGAGAAAATAGATTCATCGCATTTTATAATGACCGAATGAAGCGTAATTTCAAAGTCATCACGAAAGTTCAGGACTGTGCATAATATACAAATATTATAGCTGAACAACGCTTCATTGAACAAGATTATAACTTTCAATCTTCCTAAGTGTAATTAAAAATATAAAAATATGCCAATAGTATCAAGCGATATAAAATTATACCTTAGCGGTGGAACAGGCAACTCTGATAAAAATGCTTCTCTTGGTGGCGGTATTTCTACGGCAGAAATCGTTGATAACTCTGTGAACAACTTATTTGCTTTTGCAGTAGCTTCAGAAGCAGAAGCTGGCTCTACAAAATACAGAGCGTTTTTCGTGAAGAATACCCACGCTACATTGACGTATACATCATCAAAAATATACATATCTTCAAACACATCTTCTCCTACAACATCTGTTTCCGTTGCTCTTGCTGATGAAGCAGTAGGAGTTTCAACAATCGAAACTATTGCTGATGAAAATACAGCTCCAGTAGGTCCAACATTTTCAACAGCAGACGGTATTTCAAACGCTATCACAATAGGTGATATAGCTCCTGGAGAAATGAAGGGTATATGGGTAAAATGGGTAATTAACGCATCAACAGAAGCTGTAGCTGATGAGATGACGTTTACTTTCAAAGGGGAAACATTAGCATAATAAGACTAAAAAATAAAATATGTCCCTCGAAAGAAAAGATAATATAGGAGATACCAGTACCACCACAGGTACAGGAACGCTTAATCTCGAAGCAGTAGCCCAAACAGGTGCTCGTATTTTCGCTGGCAATGTTACTTCTGGTGCAACGGTACACTATGATATTCGCCTCGCTGACGGATCTGAATGGGAAATAGGGGAAGGTGTGTTCACTGATGGTACTCCTGATACTCTTACTCGTGTTACAGTTTACGCTTCTTCCAATGCTGGGTCTCTGGTTTCATTTTCTGCTGGAACAAAGAATGTAAGTTTGGTATTCTCAGTAGCCGATGTCTTTGGAGAAAACTCTGTAGTAGCGAATGAAACACCAGCAGGAACGCTCAACGGTTCTAATGTTACCTTTACACTTGCTAACAGCCCTATCACTAATTCTCTGGCTCTTTATCTCAATGGACAAAGACTGACATACACCGATGACTACACGTTGTCCGCTAATACAATTACTTTTGTTGTCCCTCCTGTTTCTACTGATATTATAAGAGCAGATTATCTTATCGCTAGCTCTGTAAGTGGTAATGCTGATACTTTGGACGGACATCATTGGTCAGAAATACCCATTACCCCCGCCTCCGCCTCTGCCCCTGCTTCTCTTGACCTTGCAGAAGACACAGACAACGGAACAAATAAAATCACTCTTACAGCTCCGAGTGCGATTGCTTCGGATAA